ACATCACCTTGTGGTCCACGAGAACCAGTAGAGCCTGTAGGACCAGTAACACCTTGGGCACCAGTAGGACCTGTTACACCTTGGTTACCTTGCGGACCTGTTGGTCCTGTTGAACCAATTGAACCTGTAGGACCTGTTTCACCACGAGGACCGGTAGAGCCTGTTGCACCTTGTGCACCAGTAGGTCCGGCCACTGTACTAGCAGCGCCAGTTGGACCAGTTGGTCCGGTAGCACCTCTTGCACCGGTTGCGCCTGTTGCACCAGTAGGTCCTGTAATTGTTGAAGCAGCGCCAGTAGGACCAGTAGGACCAGTTGGTCCTACAGGGCCAGCAGGACCTGCAGCATCAGGACCAAAGATAACAATCTCTGGACTTTGTTCGGTGATTTGTATTAGCTCTGGATCAGACATGGTTACTTCGTAATCTGAGGCTTAGTAAATACTTTGCCTTCTAGGTATGTACGCACTGCTCCAGTAGAGTCGTTTGTCAACTGGATGTCGTAATAGGCGGTTCGTGGAAGATCTCTTGTTTGTGCGCTTGTAAGTGACAGAGTGATAGTGTCTAATGGACCATTAGTTACGGATGCACTCTTTGTAATAGCAAAGTTTTGCAAAATAATTGGGCCAACTTGATTGCTTGGGAATGTAGGGAACAAACGAATCTGCGATAGAGGTGTGTACCCAGCCAAGTTAAGTGTGAACTTAAGTTGAATGCTGAAGTTGTCTCCTGAGTACAGTGAGAGATCTTTGTTGACCACTGGGCTTGCAGGAGTGATGTCGCCGTAATCTGGAACAGAAAGGCGAATGCGTTGCGGTAGTGATCCGTCATCAACTTCTTGTGGACGATACATAGGGATATATCGATTAGTACGGCGACTGATGCGCTGCAAGTTAAACACATCGATCTTATAAAGACCTGTACCTAGAAGACTACATAGATCACGATACTGCTCTTTACGCTGCCCGATGATCTCCATCAATTGACGGAAACGCTCTGATCGTGGAATAGAAACGCCGTCTGGAGAAATAATATCGATATCAAAAGCGGCGTCGGTAGCCAAGGTATATAAGGCCATAGTTGAGGCTAATAAGACCACTGGGTACTCATCTACACCTGGCAGAGTAGCCATAGTTATACGAGCTCCGCCACTGTCTGTAAGGTTAGCTGCGTGCTCAGAAAAAGCAGTGTTTACGTAATATTGGATTTCAGCATCTGTAAAGTACTTGTGTGCTGTTCCAGACATAATAACCGTAGCGTTTAGTGGGGCTACTGCTCCAAGCGTGACCATGCCGATCACTTCTTCAACTGTGGCGGCGTTAGATACTTCAACACCATTAACTTTGATAGATAGGGATGTGCCGTTTACAGGCGCTTCAGTAAGCTGGAAACGCTTACGCTCTCCGTCCCCTCGGAATTCTTCTACGAAGGAGCGGTTTAGATCTCCGATCTCTGCTCTTAAGCGATCGGATAGGGATGCTAAAGTGGCCACAGATCCTCTTATTCCTCAGTAAGTACAACTAATAATCGCAGGAAGAGGGAAATTTATCAGTATAAAGAAAGACCCACTTCGACAGGAGGGCGATTGTCGAAGTGGGTACATCTCTAATAGGGCTTAGAGGCGTTCGTACAAATAGCCCTTTTCCTGTAGGTGCTGAGCTACATGCTTAGCTACCTTATATTTTTGACCAGCTTTGAAGGAATAATGATTTCCTACACCAATGGTCACAAACTCTAGATCCTCTGCCAAGCGAATTACTTGTGAATCATCTGCAAGTGTTACTCCTACAGACTCAACTTCGTCAATTACTGTTGCTGGCTTATTAGGTTCGGTGAGGTCAAGAACCTCTGTCTCAAGCTTAGCAGCAGCTGTTGCTGTAGCCATTGACATTTCACCTGCACGTTGTGCAAGTTCTTCTGCGTGAGCCTTAACTTGCTCTTCGCGTTGACGTCCTGTGACGTCTGTTACTTTTGCTTTTGCCACGATTATTATTCTCCTATAGGTTGTTTTTAATTTGGTGTAGTGGGGCGAGAGTGTGGCCCTATTTCAGGCCGTGCTTAACCTCGCCCCACTACTATTGAAATTAGTTGGTTTCTGCAATAACTACAGACTGGTCAGTGATTAGACCAAGACCGTAGATAGCATACCAAGCAAGTGCATGCTCACGACCGAAGTCAAGGATACCGCCATCGCGGAGCTCGACTGGAAGAGAGATAGCGTGACCGAATGCGTTGTCACCGATGAAGATAGCTGAGTAGCGATCCTTGTTACCGTTACCTGTCTTTGTTGCAGGTGATGTGTAACCTCCACCAGTTGGGTAGACGATTGATCCTGGAGCTACAGCTGTATCAGCTGAGTATCCTGAACCTGCACCGCCAACAACCTTTTCGATCTGTGTTGTCTCGATGAATACTGTGTCGTATAGACGACCAATTTCACCTAGCATGAAGTTACCTGGAGCAGCGTACTTTGTTACTTCGATGAACTCTGGGTTGTCACGAAGCTTGCGGCTCTGGTGTGGGTGAATGAATGCAACATATGTCTCACCTAGGCGAGGGATGTTCTTTGTTGCAAGTGTCTCTACTGCGTCCTTGACAACACCTGTTGTGAGGTCAAATGCGCCAGTTAGAGATGCACGGTTTGTACCAGCGGTACCTGTTCCGTACCAGTCATTTGCAGCTGAAAGACCTGAGCGGTCGTAACCGTAGATAACTGATGATGCTGCCATGAGTGTGTCACGAGCCTGACCATCTAGGTAGAGGGCCATGTTACGTCCAAGAAGACGTGAAGCTGATGCCATAACGTCATCGAATGATGCGTTAAGTAGTAGTTCTGAAACAGCAATTGCGTAGCCATGCTCTGCAACTGTGATTGAGAACTGCTGTGCTGTCAATGCGTTTGTTGACATACGGACACCTTCAACAAGTGAAGATGCAAATCCGAGGTTGTTATAACGCATGAAGTTGATCTGGAGACCAGGTGCAACGCCTAGTTCTGTCTTCTTAACAGCGAACTGTTCGAAGCGTAGGATTGGCATTGACTGGAAAAGGATTTCCTTTGACCAGATGGTTTGAATTGCTTGTGTAAGCTGGCTGTTAGCGCCAGAATACGCTGTAGGTGCTGCGGCTAAATTGCCGGTACCTGTTACGGCTGATGCCATAGTCGGTTTTACTCCTTAGTTAGATTAATGGATAGGTAAGTGTTTACCCGAAGATTCCCTTATTTCGATCGTTCGCTGCTTTTCCAAGAAGCTTTGATCGGTATTTTGCGTACTCGGTAACCGACATGGCAGCAATTTGTTCTGCCGTTAACTGATTTTGCTCCATATTAGTGTCCATCGGTCCGGTTGGCGGCGCGGTTACCCGGCTGCCGGTCATTTCTTTACGTGCATTCTGCATAGCAGACTGCGCCGATTCCAAGATTCGGGAGCTGCGCTCACGCAATCCTGTAATACTACTTTCGATCTCTTCCTTGGTATTACCGGAGATTAGATCTACGAGCTCGGGCATAATATTATCCCGCTCGTCTTCCAAGCGACGAGTACGATACTCTGTGAGTTCTGCGTACTGGCGCTCGCGTTCTAGAAGAGCGAATGTGCGTTCACGCTCGAGCTTTTCAGACTCAAGCTTTTCTGCCCATTCTTTTTCTTTTGTTTCAAGAAGTTGGCGGATATCCATCTCTGACTCGGCTTTACGCTTTGCGTCTGCTTCTGCTTCGGCACGTTGACGTTCAACCTCGGCTAAACGCTCTTCTCGTTCCTTCTTCAGCAAGGATAGCTCTTCTTTTAGAGAATCAATTTGAGGGTAGAGCTTTGATTTCTCTTGCTCTCGTACTCGCTTAAGATCCTCTTCAGTGTATTGGCTCATTATTACATTTGAGTTTTCTACTGAGGTTACTACATTTGTAGCTGGTGTTGATGTTGGTACGTCAGTCAAGAAAGCTTCTTGAGCTGCCGGAGTATCAACAATATTTGTTGCGTCTGACATATTTGTTCCTTAGGTGTAAGAGGTCGTTGTCCGAATTAATGCCACGATGACCTGCGGATATTTATGTGGTATTAGGCTGGCAAATTTTTCATCATTTGTCTGCCTAAATCTATTATTCTTCTTTGTCTTGATCTGGGGTACGACGCTGAGGCATTTTCGTGCCGTAAGCTTCCGTAACCAGATCTACCTGGGTTTGGGCTAGCTCTTGTAATACATCCTTTTCTAGAGGACTAATTACACCTGGCTGACCGAATGGTCCAGGACCTACTCCATCTCCTGGCACAGCGCCTGGAGGAGGAGTTCCATCAGGCATCATACCAGTGAGGGAGACGATAGATGCCGCAATCTGATTCTGTACAAGCTTAAGGGCTCCATCTGCCTTGGCATCGGAGATGAGCTCTGAACGAATCTCTTCAAGCTTCTCGTCTGGGAATTCTTCGCCTAGCTGGCGCAAAGCACCTTCACGGCTTTCAAGACCCATGTTCATCTTCTGCTGAATCTCGCTAAGGACAATTAGCTTATCCAAAGGTAGTGGAGGTGGGAAGTGAACTGTAGATTCAAAAGTAACAGGGTTGTTTAGATCAAGAACAGGCATCTGGAACTTCTTGATAGGCCCATTAACTTCTGGGCGATAAATAAAGCCTTCTGGCTCTTTAAATGCCAAAGTCATCAAAACAAGCTCATTGATTCGCTGAATACCTTCACCATACTGTGTGATCTTTTGGTGGTAGCGGTTCATCAATGGTTGGTACTGAATAGACAATGCAACGCCTGAAGTGTTAGAGATAGGTTGTACTTGTCCTAAAGCTGTCTCTGGAACACCAACCATCTCATGCATAGCTGTCTTAATGATCTTTAGATACTCCATAGCGCCTGCGAGACCTTGTCCGCCGCCTTCTAGGTTGAATACATG